CTGCTTGGTCAGCAAATTTTGGTTCTCCTCAATTTTCTATTTCTTCTGGAAATTCTGATCCTAATGGCTATGGAAACTTTGAATATGGAACTGAAAATTTTTATGCACTTAACACAAAAAACTTAGCGGAGTATGGATAATGTCATATACGAATGGTCTAGACAACCCAGAACTTTACTTCCAGGCAAAAAACTATAGTGGAAATGCTAGTACAAATGCTATCACTTTAGATGGTTCTGAAAATATGCAACCTGATTGGGTCTGGTTAAAAAGTAGAAGTTTTGCTCAAAACCATGAAAACTATGATTCAGTAAGAGGTGCAACTAAAAGATTATATAATAATTTAACGAATGCTGAAGATACAAATTCTACAGGATTAACAGGATTTAATTCAGATGGATTTACACTTGGAAGTTCAAATGCGATAAATAAAAGTGGAGAAACTTTTGCATCTTGGAATTGGAAAGCTGGAACAACTTCAGGAATAACAACTAATGGTTCTACTACAATTACACCAAGTGCTTATTCATTTAATCAAACAGCTGGTTTTTCTATTATTAAATATATTGGAAATTCAACAAGTGGTGCAAAAATAGCACATGGATTAGGTGTTGCGCCTGACTTGATGATAATTAAAGTAACGAATGCTGCTTATGAATGGCCAGTTTATCATAAATCTTTAGGTGCTACTCAATTAATTCAATTACACAGCACAGCAGCAACTAGTACAAGTTCTGTTTGTTGGAATGATACTGAACCAGATAGTGTTAATTTTACTGTTCAAGCAAATAATAGAACTAATACTGGAACTTATATAGCCTACTGTTTCGCAGAAAAAAAAGGCTACTCAAAATTTGGAAGCTACACAGGAAATGGAAATACAGATGGAACATTTGTTTATACAGGATTTAAACCAGCTTTTTTAATGGTCAAAAGAACTAATAGTACAGGTGTTTGGGGTATTTATGATAATAAAAGAATTGGTTTCAATTCATCACAAGGTGTTCAGCACGTTTTAAGAGCAAACTCTAGTGATGCAACATCAACAGGTGGTGGTGATGCAGGCGGTTTTGGTGGTATAGATTTTTTATCAAATGGTTTTAAATGCAAACTAAGTGATGGAAATATGGGTGCTTCTGGTGGAACATACCTTTACTTGGCATTTGCCGAGGCTCCATTTTGTAATAGTTCTGGAGTTCCTGCTAATGCTCGTTAATCAAATAAAATAGGAGAAATCATGCAATTATCAAAACATTTTAAATTACACGAATTTGAAAAATCATCAACAGCAACAAGATTAGGTATAAAAAATAAAGCTGGTTCAGGTGAAATTAAAAACTTAACTGATGTATGTTATGAAATATTAGAGCCTGTTCGAGCAAAGTTTAATGAAAAGCCTGTGATTGTTACTTCAGGTTTTAGATCAGAGGAATTGTGTGAAGCAATAAAAAGTTCTAAAACAAGTCAACACACAAAAGGACAAGCAGTGGATTTTGAAATTGCTGGAGTTAGTAATTTAGAGGTTGCTATATGGATTGAAAATAATTGTAATTACGACCAACTAATATTGGAGTTTTGGAAAGAAGAAGAAGGTGCTAATTCAGGTTGGGTGCATTGTTCTTTTGTAGAAGGCAGTAATAGAAAACAAGTTTTGACATTTAATGGTCAAGAGTATAAAAATGGTTTACCTGAAGCCAAATGGTCTAAAGGTAAATTTTCAAACTAATAGGAGAATATTATGCCAAAAGGAAAAGGAACTTATGGGTCTAAAAGAGGAAGACCAGCTAAAAAAAATAAAATGAATAAAAAGAAAAAGAAGAAGTAATGGCTAAACAAAACGCAATACAGAGAATAGAATCACACGAAAAACTTTGTCGTATAATGCAAAAACTAACACACGATAAAATCCATTCAATAGAAGAAAGAGTAAAACGATTAGAAAAAATTTTACTAATTTCAACAGGCTCATTAATAAGTGCAATGGGCTATGTTATATTTACATTAGTGTCAAAATAAGCTACAAGTTCTACTTGTATGAGTTATAAATCTATTCTTTGCATATCAGACTTACATATTCCCTACCACCACCCACAAGCATTTGATTTTTTAAAAGCATTAAAGAAAAAAATTAATCCTGATTTAATTGTATGTGGTGGAGATGAACTGGATAAACACGCATTATCATTCCACGATTCAGACCCAGATTTACCTAGTGCTGGAGATGAATTAAGAATAAGCAAAAAATATATTTGGGAACTAAAAAAAATATTTCCTAAAATGTTAATATTACATTCAAATCATTCATCTTTAATTTATAGAAAAGCATTAAAACATGGTATGCCTAAAGCCTATTTAAAATCTTATAATCAATTTTTAGAAGTAGATAAACAATGGGAATGGGTAGAAGATTTAAACTTAAAATTAAGTAATGGTTCAGAATGTTATTTTACTCATGGAATGTCAGCAGATGGTTTAAAACTTGCTATGCAATATGGTAAAAATGTATGTCAATTTCATTTCCACAGTAAATTTAATATTCAATATTTTAGCAATCCAGACTCTTTAATATGGTCGCTTCAATGTGGCTGTTTAACAAAACAATCGAGTCTAGCTTTTGAGTATTCAAAAAATTTTAGATTAAGATTCGTAATAGGAACAGGAGCAATCATAAATGGACAACCCATGCTATATCCTATGGTTTTAGACAATAAGGGTAAGTGGATAGGTAAAATTGTCTAAATTAAAGGCTCATAGAAGCAATTTAAAGGCTATTGACAAGCAAATAGGTGGTAAGCACTACAAGGAATATAAGATACAGCCTATTGAGTTTATAGTCGCAAATAAACTTGATTTCATACAAGGTAATATTATAAAATACACACTCCGAAAAAAAGATGGAGAACACCCTGATGAGAAGTGGAATAAGATAATTCATTACTGCGAATTAGCAAAAGAGTTGCAAAATAAAAAATAAGGAATATTAGGAATGAATGAAATTCACTTATTTAATTTATTCAATTCTTCTGCTATACTGGTCAACATTATTATTTTTAACAAGTAACACATATTTATGATTTTTAGTTTATTAAATAATCCATTAACAAAATTAGCAGTTGGTAAAGTAACTGACCATTTTAAACACAAAGCTGAAAAAGTTAAAACAATTAGAGCAACAGAAATAGAAGCCGCTAAAGATGTAGATATAACTAGAATTAAAAGCCAAGATAAAAGTTGGAAAGATGAGATATTAATGATCTGGCTTATATCAATGTTAAGTACAGGGTGGTTTGAAAGCACTAGAGATAACTTTGAGGAATGGGTAAGAATAATAAACGATTTACCTGATAGTGTTTGGTATTTAGTTATTATTGTATTTACAGCAACTTTCTCAACTAAAATGACAGATAAGGTTTTAAACCGAAACAAAAAGAAGTAATATGTCTAATGGACATAGACGCAGTAATTATAGATTTAGAATTTCAATTAGAATCAATACATAATCCTTATGGGCATTTTGTTAATTTTAGATTCATAGATGTAACTCCTAATAAAACTAAATTACATAGAATGATCTCTGATATACAGAAGCACCCAGAAGTTGATCTAATAGATTATAATTATACTGAAACTCCTATTACATCTAAAACCAGTATAAAATATTTTGATATTACTAGACATTAAATAGGGTGGTCAAGAGAGAGCAAAACCACCCTACCAAATTGTTACCTCTCGCTAACAACTTTATTCACTAACTGATAAACAAGGGAGCAATCCAATTCTCGTTAGTGAAATACATTAAACTTTATTATTCAAAGCTAAATCTCTTTTTAACTCTGATTGTTTTAAACTCACATATTTGTCTAAATTATTATAATGATACCTAGCTTTTACTAATGCCATTTCTGCTTCTGAATATGCTTTAACAATATTTTTATAATCTTCATCTTGTCTAGATTTGTGTTCAGCTTCAATAACAGTTTTAGAGTCTAGTTTATGTTTTAAAAAACATTTTGAATACATAGCTTTTAATCCTTCATGTAAAATTATAGCTTTACCATGTGCTATACTCCATTCGTTAGATGCCTTTTCTAATTCTTCATAAGATTTATTACTTAATTGATTGCTCATTCTTTTTCTCCTTTAACATATATTTAAGTGTAGTTGTTGTTGGGTCAAAATCTAATTTATCACAAGACATTAGACTAATTGCTATAATAATAAAAAATATTATAGCAACTATCTTTGCGACAAGTCTATTGTATTTTCTGTGTATTGGATAACCAAATACTATCATGGATAATTTAACATCTCCTCTGCTTCTTCTTCTAATTGTTTTATTTGTTGTTTAAGACTATGAGTTTGATTTTCATATTTAGTTATCTTATCCATCATAAGTTTATCTGCTTCTTTTTTAGTTTCTTCTATTTCTAGTCTTAACTGTCCATTTAACTTTTGATGATCTTCGTTTATTTTTCTTTGTTGTTTAACTTCCATATACAAGGCTTGTATTTCTTCAACTTTAATAGCCATGTCTTTTTTTAATTGATAAATTTCTTGATCTTTAGAATAATTTACTTCGTTTTCAAAAGTTTTATCAAAATCAGGCATAATTAAAACAATAAGACTCCTAATATAAATCCAGCTATAAAACCTACAATATATTCTCTGTAATATAAAGACCATACATTAAGATTTTTAATTAATTTTTTCATAATTAAAATGGTATCTCATCATCCATATCATTCATATTCTGTACTGGAACAGCATTATCTGGTGCAGAGGGTTGTGCTTGTGTCATTGGTTGTGGTGTGTACTGTGGAACAGTTTGACCAATAGGTTTAAATCCATCTACATTAGCACTAGGTTTGTATGGCTTAATCATAACCAAACAAATAATTTGTTCAAGATTACCTTTTGCATATTGTGGTGGATTCTGCATTTCTTGTGTTTTAGTCATATACTTTAAGACATATCCAGCTTTAGTATATTCTTGAACTTCAGGTGTATTAAACCAATCATTTACTTGTGATAATCCATATTTTCTTTTGGTAATACTACAAGTAAATTTAACTTTACTTGCTTCTCCACTATACTCATACTTTGGACTTTGATTTCCTGTTGGGAATAATCGCATAGATAACCCACAGAATGGTTTATCAAATTTATTTTTTTGATACATTTTGTTTTCCTTTTTTTAGTTTATATTGACGTACTGACTCGTTAAACAACAACTCGGACTTATGACAACTTAATAATCCAAGAAATGCTTTTAAGTGTTCCTTTTTATATAAGATGTGTCTAGCTTCAAAATCTCCACTATCTTTAGGGAGTCTGACTATATACATCTTATTGATCTTCTTTCCTGTTTGTTCTTCATAGGCCAACTTATATCCATGTAGTTGATGAACCATATTTAGAAACAAACCTTTTGAAGTTTTTATATCTATAAGCCATAGGTTATTTTGTGAGTCTTTAGCAATTAAGTCTAAAGTTCCACAGAAACCTCGTTCAGAATATAAAACCTTTTCAGACTCCACTACTTTTAACTTATGTTTAGTCCAAAACTTTTTAAACTTTTCAAAGCAACTTAATATTACAGGGTCGCTTGGGTCAGTAAATTTCTCTCCTTTAAGCCACATCTCGCAAAACTTATGCACCATAGAGCCAATATTTAAAATATTATCTCCTGTCTTTCTTGCATTAGATTTAGCATTAGTAACTATCATTTGTATTTGATCTATTGGAATACCTGATCTTTCCATTTCAGTTTTAATAGCATTTACTTGTTGGCTAATTTTCCAATTCTCTAATGCTGGACTTGCTAACTTTCCAAGTAATGTACTCATTCCAACTACATAATCGTTGTTATGTATATAGACGTGCTTTTCTTCATTAAACTCAATCGTATGGCCATGTTCTAACTTATGTATTGGCATTGTTCTCTCCTTTTAATGATAATTGTAGTTCTCTCATTTTCCAATATGAATTTATTGTATCTATCATATCGTAATATGGAGAAAAATTTAACATAGCTTGTAATGCTATTGGTTCTTTCCAATTAGGTTTAACTTTACTAGCAATATCTTCAAATGTATCATACATTTTATTAGCTTCTTTTTCTAATTTAAGTATTGTTTTTAGATTCATTATTCTCTCCCTTATATTGTTTTTTGTTTTTAGCTTTAGAATTAGTTACTCTTTCATATTCATCTAAATAATCTATAGTGCTTAATCCTTTTCTTTTTATTACTCTATTCATGGCAAAGATTCTCTTATCTTGCCACGAAGTCTTGTCTTTGGATAAATCCATTCTCTCTCCTTTTAGTTAGTAATGTTAAGTCTTTCATTATAATTGGTTTAACCCAATAGTCAAAAGTAACATTAAAGTATTCTGACAAAGCTAGTAAGGTAATTGGATTTGCTAAATTAGAACCCTTTTCATACTTTTGAATTTGTTGAAAACTTACATTAATTACTTTAGACACTCTTGTTTGAGTCATCTTATTAACCAATCTTATTTTCTTTAATTGCAATCCTATAATGTGAGTTACAATCTTATCGTTATGTTCTCTACTAATATTCCATTCTTCTAGTAAGTTGTTAATGGATATATTAATTTCTTCTACTGTATTATTTTTTTTCATATTTTCCTTTTTAATTTAGAACTGAATGTCCTCTATTCGTTAAACATTTTCTTATTAATGATTCCTTTTTAGTGTCCATAGTTGGACTCAAAGACCAATAAACAATGTTGCCAACAAAAGATGTATTATCTTTTGCAAGTTTTCTACAAAGTATTTTATCATTTGTTATTTCTTTTGCTTGGTCGTTATTAAATGTACCTGATCTTCCAGCAGTATCTATTACAGGTTTATACGCACACGCAGATAATAGGGTGCAAGAGATCGCTAGGGTAAGTATCGTTTTTTTCATATCTATTCCTTTTCTAATTAAATAATAGCTTCGTGAAATTTAACTTGATGTAATTTCCAAGCCACTACTTTTTTTTTCTCCTTGATTGCTAACAGCTTCTGCAACAAATCCTTTTCTCTCGTTATGAACTTGTCGTACTGTCGTTGCAACTTTGGAAGTTTCTTGTCCATTGTGCTTTCCTATGGTTGTTGTTAATTCACATAAGGGCATATCCTTATTAAATATTGTATTAAATCTTTTAGATAGTTCTTTTGTGAATGTTGAGTTACTAGGTATTCTCATTTTATAAACTCCATTATTGGTATTAAAAAAAATGGTGTTGTAAGAATTATAAACATAAAAATGTATAATACAACCTCTGATATTTTGTTAAGCATTTGCTCTCTCCTTTATTATGTTTTCTATTTTTTTGTTTGCTAAATTAAAACATTTTTCCTTATCTTTTTTATAATACAATTTGTGTGATGTAATATAAAAACGAATTTTAGGATTTTTTATTTTTACAATTTTTGTTTGTATTGGCGACCAACTAACTAATCTTTCTACTGTATCAGGTTCATATCTCCAACTACCTAGACAAAAATCAACCATTGAACCTTTTTTATAAAGAACAATAGTATCTTTATTTAAAATGTCTTTAATATTTGTATGATCTTTATATACCCACATAGTTTGCAAACCATCATACTTTATTTTAAAGCTACCTAACATTATGCTCTCTCCTTGTTTAGTGTTAGTTTTATTTAACATACGATAAATGTATAAGTTTTGAGTTGTATTGTAAAGTGCTAAAAAGCTAGTAAAATAGCCACTTTTTAACTTATTTTAACACTCACAGTTTAATTTCTTGTTTTATTTCCAAATCAAGTATAGAAAACGAATCAATTAAAGATATGAATATAAAAAAAAAAATGTTATTGGAGAGTATCTCGCAAGAGATAAGTATTTATATTTCATATCATATATACTAAAACGATTGACCCAGATGAACTCTCTCTCATTTGGGTTAATCACATTAGAGAGGAAGATATGAAACAATTAGATATATTTGATACTGATTATAAATCGCACAACTATACCGATACTAGCAAATCTGCCTATAACAAACAAAAGCCAAAATTAAAGACTAAAAGAGAGCAAGTCTATAATCTTATAAAACTTAACGCACTAACTAATTATGAAATATCAGATGAGTTAGATATACCTTTATCAAGCTGTTGTGCTAGAGTTAGAGAACTACAAATTTTAAACTTGGTAGAAGATTCTGGTTTAAGACGAGAAACTAAATATGGAAAACAAGCAATAGTATGGCAAAGAAAAAAGTAGCAACAAAAGCCGAGAGAGAGCATTTAAGCAAGGTTGCTTCTTTAGGGTGTCTAGTATGCCAAAGACCAGCTAATGTGCATCACATAAGGCCTGTTGGCTTGGGAATGGCCATGAGATCGAGCCACTACCAAACTATCCCACTTTGCAGAGAACATCATCAAGGCCAGTTTAGTATTCATAACTGTAAACAAGAGTTTGAAGCTATGTATGGTACAGAACACGAAATGTTACAAAAAACTTTAAAGGAAATTGAGAATATAGAAGAAGCAAATAATTTTTTTAATTATAACAATGGAGAGAACAATGGCTAAAAAGAAAGGTTATTTTATTTTATACAGGGATATATATTCTAGCCCTGTATTTAAAAATTTATTACAGGCAAGTTGCTGGATATATTTTATTAGTTCTGCATCACATAGAGATGTTACATTAAAATTTTTAGATTCAGATGTTTTTATAAAACGAGGAGAAGCTATTATGCCTTTAAGAGTTACAGCTAAAAGATTCGGTATGACTTATTCTGAAATGAGGTCTTTTATACTACGTCTTGTGCGTAGAAAAATGATAGGCACTAGAACAGCCCAGCTACAGCCCAGCAACAACCACCCTAACAGAAAAGTAACGATTATTAACCTTATAAATTACGACTTATATCAGTATGTGGATAACGAAAAACCACCTACAGCCCAGCTATCGCAACAAGTGTCAATACACAAGAACAATACACATATATCAATAGGTAAGTCTATCAAAGATGGATATGAAAAAATAGGAGAAGAAGGACATTATAATATGCTAAAAAAAGGTAATAAAAAATATTTAAAGCATAAGTGGAGAGATGAACCTATAAAGGAATATTAAATGAAAGCAATACTGCGAATTTTTAAATATTGTAGAAAACGAATAATTGCATTAAGTATAGAAAATAGACAACTTAAATTACAAAATGAATATTTAAGAGCCACATTAAACAAAGATGAATATACCAAGCATTAAATATGGCAGAAATAAGATAACAATAAAATACAAAATATTACAAGATTTATATGGATATTATGAACCTAATAATCATTTGCTAGTAATTGATAAAAGGGTAAAAGGATTAAAGCTATTTAATACGATAATGCACGAGTTATTTCATATAATTATTTATCAAGCCGACATAGATGTAAATAAACGAGGAGAAGAACCTATTGCTCAAGCTGTGGGAGATGGCTATGAAAAAGTATTTAAACAAAACCCTAAACTATGGACTTTACTAACTAAATTACTAAAAGGATAATATGAAGATAGAAACAGCCGATATAAATACAATTAAACCTTATGAAAATAACCCTAGAAAATTAAAAGATTCTGCTATTGAAAAGGTTGCTATGTCTTTAAAAGAATATGGGTTTAGACAACCAATTGTAGTTGATAAAGATAGAATTATTGTTGTTGGACATACTAGATACCGAGCAAGTAAAAAGTTAGGATTTAAAGAAGTGCCAATAACTATTGCTGACAATCTTACACCTGAACAGATAAACGCATATAGAATAGCTGATAATAGAACTGCTGAAGA